CGTAAGTTGGTTTTGCAGCACCAGATTTTTGTTGTTGTCCTGGGTCTGCTGCTTTCTTTCTTCTTGCTGCAGATTTTCTTTCTGCCTTTGTCATACTTGCTCTTTTTGCAGAAGAGACACACTTTGGTGTACCTTCTCCAGGTTCATCACTTGCACAGGTTCCACCTGTTACAACATTGACCCATCCACCTTTACCATCTTTTGATTTGGATCCCTTAAACCATTTATGAAGGGTTCCTTCATTAGTCATATAATCTGCAGCGGTATCAATGTAGTCTGCAGATTTGGTAATTTTTGATTGAACCCATGCCTTGAGTTCACCCTCACCTTTTTTGCCCATCTTCTTTTCAAGACGAGAGGCAGCATTTTTAATAGTTTTGAGTTGAGAACGAGCCATGGAATATTCATGATCTTTCTTTTCCTCACTCATTCCTCCACCGTTGGATCCACCATTGCCACTCCCATTCCCATTGCCACCATTCCCAGAACCATTGCCATTACCATTACCATTTCCATTACCGTTTGTAGGTTTACCAATGCCAGTTTCTTCTGGTTCTCTTCCACCACCAGAAAATCTAGCGGTCATCTTCAAACCCTGCGGAATGGGTTTACATACTTTATCAGTATAGCAGTAATAGTATCCTTTCTTGCACTTTTTCATTAATAAAAAAGTAAATTACTCTTTATTATTTAGAAAACCTTGCTTTAGCATTTTTTGAAGTTCTGAAGTAGAACCTACAAACACTGCGTTGTTAGTGACATTGTTTGTAGTTTTCTTTGCTTCATCTTCAACATCTTTAAGTTTCTTTTGTAAATCAATCAGTTTATCAGTTGTGTCGGCAACACTCTTAATCAACTGTCCTGCGACCTCGTATGCCCTTGGACTGCCTCCTTCACCTGCTACCTCCATAATGCCGTTAATTGCCTCCTGTCCCTTTTCTATAAGGGAATAAAGGTTGGCACGACTATAAGTATAATCTTTCTCTATATCATCATCTTTAGATTTAACAATCTTGGGAGTTTCAACCGGTTTTGTTTCTACAATATCACTCTCAATATTCAGAGCATCATCTATAGAATCATAATTATTATTCATGATAATCAAATATCCTCTTGTCTAGTAGGACTAAAATCTTTAGAGTCTTCAAAAAATTCCCAGTTTTCAGTAAATCCAAAATCATCACCTGGTTCCGCAGTAATTGGTTTTGGAACAGCAGTATATCTAACCTCACGTTTTGCAGTTTGAGTGTTTGTATCGGCATATATATCTGTCTGAACCTTACGAATGAGACCTTCAGTAGACTTGGCAATTGGACCGAACAGATAAGTTTTTGCACTAAATCTTAAAGTGTAGATGAGTGCTCTTCTTGTTTCAAATGAACCCTCGTAATCATCTTGAAAATCAATACTATCAAGAACAATTGGAATATCTCTTTTTTCACCAATAGAACTAACTAAATCCACTGTTAGATTAAATGATGGTTGAAAAAATGGAAGTATCTGTTCAATGATTTGAAGTGCATCATCATTTAATTTACTAAAAATATTAAGTTCAAACTCAATATTATAAGGGACTGGCATGAAAACTTTTTTCGTTTTATTGTCAGTTGTATCAACAGCCTTGAAAGTTTGTGTTATCCCTGTTTTTCTAGTTGCATCATATGAAATTCTAGTCATTTCAAACGACATTCTCGGAAGAGTAATGGCAATTGATTTTGTTAGTTGCTCTTGTTCTTGAATCTTTGTCAAAAACTTTTGCATTGGTCCATAGGATAGACCAACTTTTGTTTCATCTAAAATAGTTCCATCACTCTTTGTATGTCGAATGGAAATATCATTAAATAAAGTTCCAAAACTAATAATAGTTTTTCTTATAATTTCGTGATAAAAGTATGTTCCTAACATTAATAACTACCAAATGGATTTGACTCTGTAAAATCTATAATATTATCTGCTTCTGTTTCTATCTCTTCATTAACGTCATATGGGTTATCATAACTTTCTGTATCATAACTCTTGACAATATATCTAGCCGATGATATTGAACCAACTATAACTTCACCCAAACCAAACTTACCAGTATTTAGTGCCACTCTCAAATTAATGGGAGGATCTATCGTACTAGTATCAAAGTCTCTTCTGAAGTCTCTAATGACCGCCGTTACACCTGTAGTTTGTCCAGTAATCTTTTCATTATAAACGAACGTTCCAAAACCAACTGTAGATACTCCCGCAATGGTAACTTCTGGGGCAACAGTATATCCAATACCAGGATTGATAATATTAATAGAATCAACTTTTCCATCACTAGTAATACTTGCTATACCAGTCGCAGTTGAAATACCGGTTGCAGGACCATTAATTGTTACAAGAGGAGGAACAGAATATCCTTTTCCTTGATTGGTGAGTGTAATGGTATTAACAGACGAAGATCCAACCGCACATGTAGCAGCTGCACCTGTTCCTCCACCACCAGTTATAGTAATGGTTGGTGCTGTTGTATATCCAGATCCACCATTTGTTAGTTCTAATCTTAAAATAGATTGAACATTTGCTCTACTAGTGGTTATTGCAATCGCCCTTGCCGTAACAGTACCAACTCCAGATGGAGGATCTGAGAAAGTAACTGTTGGAGTAGATGTATAACCACTACCATCATTATTTAAGAATATTTTACTAATTGCACCAGTTCCCACAGTTGCTGTTGCAGTGGCAGTAACAGCAACTCCTGCAAGAACCAAAGATGTAATGTATCCTTCATCTTCTACAGTGTTATCAACTTCTTCAATTGCAGTATCAATAAGTTCATTTTCATATTCATAAAGTTCACAACTTAACTCATAAACATAATTTGTTCCGAGTTGATAAAAAGGTTTTTCTGATTCAACTCTTTTAATTTCAAAGAGTCTTTCACCAAGTGGGAAATAAATCAAATCTCCTTCTTTTGGTCTTGCAATTAAATCTGCAAAGTCATACTCGGTAATTAATCCTTCTCTAATACCAGAAGAAATACCTTCCAAAAATGGTGCAATAAATTCTTCATATTTCTCTCTGGATATAGTCAAACTTATTTCATTTTTTAATCTAAGACCAAACTTGGTCATGATATCACTATCAGGAGCATATCCATCATAATTATTGATATACGCTTCCATCATAAAAACATCATCAAATTTTGATGATTGTATTTCACGAATTATATTATCAGTTTTAAAAATTTTTCTTGGTAGATAATAAACTTCTACTCCATAAATTTTTAGTTGCTCATTGATCAAATCTTGAACAAGATATTGTTCGTTTGGAGATCCCTGAAGAAAAAATGGATTTAACGACATAACTATTAACCAATAAAATCAAGAGGTGGCATTTCATAGTCCATTGCCATTCTCTGTTTTATTTCATCCAACTCTCTTTGCCCATCATCATATAATTGTCTACCATTTAATTCAACTCCACCAGGGAGTTTTACCCCTTGAAATTTAATTAAGTTTTGACCCCACTGCCTTTTAATTGCAGAAGTAAGATATCTCTTCACAAAACTGTCGTTGAAGACTTTTGAGAAGTCATTTGGATCCAATGCCCTCTGACAATCAATAACAAAGAATGTATCTTTAGTTTGAGCACCCCAATCTATATCAAGATATAATCTGTTCTGTCTCTTATTAAATCTTATTTGTTTATCTGTAGTTAATAAAAAATCAATATCTTCTAGATATGTCTTTACCATAGAATATTGCAGCAAATCAATTGAATTGAATTGATATAAATCGTTCAAAAATAATTGATATTTAATACTGAACATTCCTCCAGAAATGCTACTGGTATCAAACTTAAATATTTTTTCTACACCAATTACTGAATCAGGAACTTGAATATAATTAGAATTTTCGTAGAAATTAAATGTTGTTGTTCCAAATCCCACAATATTTGAAGATCCGGTTGTGGTTGTTATACCAATACCATCTGTTCCACTTGCCTTTCCTCTGTTAATATCATCCTGAGATACCTTATACTTAAGGTACATTCTTTCTACACCATCATAGTGTCTCTCATTAAAATACTGTAAAGTATCATCAAGTAGATCTTCAACCTGCTCATCAGCAACATTTATTTCTAAAACAGGAGCACCAAGTTGTCTAAGACAATAATCCTTTAATTCTTCTCTAGTAGTTGGTTTTGCCATCAGAATGAACCTCCATCAATAAGTCCGGCATCAAGTGTTCCTGCAACAAAAACATTAGTTGAAAAAGTTGCCACTCCAACAAAAGTTGATAGTCCGGCAACCCTTAGATTTTGTGTAGTAGTTAATCCAGTAACACCAAGAGTTCCTATCGTTGCAATGCCAGTGATATTAGCACTACTTGCAGTAAATTCATCAAAAGTTAAATCATCAGCAACATAAAGATCTCCACCAACATATAAGTCACTTACAGTTGTAACAATACCAGTGAAAGTGGAAAGTCCGGAAACATTTAGTGAATTGAGAGTTCCAACACTAGTCAGTGAAGAATTGGTGACTCCAGTTCCTAATGTAGTTGATGTTAAAACATCAGTTCCATTTATCTTGAATGATTTACCAGAAGCAAGATCCCAGTTTTCACTAGATTTAAGTGAAGTTGATGCATTATTCCAAAGAATTGTCTTTAGAATAGCAGTAGAACCAATTCCAATACCCCCACCATTAAGTAGAAGATTTGTTCCAACAGTGGTAGCAATTCCTACTCTATGATCTGCTAATTCAATTGTTTGAGAACTAATTTTAGTTTCTGTTCCTAATACAAATAAATCACCTTTAATGGTAACTCTTCCAGTATCATCACCGACTGCTGCTGGATCAATGATAAGATTTTCTGGAGCTGCAATAATTGCAGTATTTCCAGTTCCACTTGAAATTGATACACCAGTGCCTGTGGTGGCAAATTTCTCATTGCCATTATAATATAATTTTACATCTTGATTCTTAGTAGCTTTAAGATATCTCTCACTATTATCTGTTGTTTTAAGTGCGAGTGAATCAC